ATTATCCCTAACAGTAACCCGCTGGCTCAGGCTATAAAGACGCTTGAGGAAGTAAGCGAGTTACTTACTGCGCTAAATAAGTGCAGTGTAGATAGAGAATGGTTTCAAGATGAAGCGAGAGATGCCTATGGGGATATCCTTGTTACATTGATAATAGGTGCTGATCTATTGGGGACTGACCTGCGAAGTTGTTTAGATGATGCTTATGAGATGATCAAGGATAGAAAGGGATACTTAACCAGTGATGGTATCTTTGTGAAGGAGGAAGAATGAGTTTAATAGGAAACTTTATTGTGGTGGCCGTTTTCTTGATGGCACTGCTCTTTCTAAGTACATTAGAGGATGAGAATAGATTCACGCAAGTGTGTATAGCAAAAGGTGGAGTGCCAAGTAAGTATTCCACGATGGTAGCTAAGACCTCTCGTAGTGAACGGCTATGTATTAAGAAAGACAACGTAATAGAGGTGGGAGAATGAATGAGAAAATCATTATCCACTGCGACGCATGTGACAGCACAGACGTGCTACATGAGCAAATCATCATACCCCCGCCAGAGAAACATCTGACCATGACGGAGATGGCTAACATGGCAAAAAAGGAGGTGATTACTTACGATTCATACATCTACAGTCACTACAGGATGGTTTGCAAGGATTGCGGGCATATAGTCAAGTATTATGTATGAGTAACGCAGGAAGAGGAATGAAAACAACTATCCATATAGAAAAGCTAGTCGATGAGCGGATCATGCGCAGAGCTTGTGATATGACACGCAAGCCAGGTATGAAGCCTAGCGAGATGACGCTGGAGAAGATATACAGGTGCGAACATTCACCCGCAAGGACGCAAACATTCTGGATCGAGTTGCAGAACATCTATACATTGGTTAGTGTACACTTGGTGAGGCATAATGTCGGCGTGAGCCACTTTGTAGAATCTAACAGGAAGGATCGCGGAGGCAATGGTGAGGAAACTCGGTATACACCCGTGAATCATGGAATGTTTATCAACGCTCAGGCAGCGATAAACATGAGCCTGAAGCGATTGTGTTATGCTTCTGCTCCTGAAACCGTGTCAGTGTGGATGAAGCTGAAGAAAGCGATGAAGAAGGTTGACCCAGCCTTATCAGATCACATGGTTCCGGTTTGTGTGTACAGAAATGGGATATGTCCTGAGCTGAAAGAGTGTAAGCCGGGACTTGCAAAGGTTATGCGGGCTTACGGGAGATAAATGAGCGCGAACGATAAACAGATTGCTGGTAGTCATTACCAAACCCCAATCCAAGTGTGGGATTTTATTGCAGCAAATGAGCTGGATTGGTTTCAGGGTACAATAGTAAAGTACATTACCCGCTGGCGACACAAAGGAGGCATTGATGATCTACTCAAAGCGCAGCATGTGCTGGAAAAGTATATAGAGGTTCAATGTGGAACAGAGACACGTGATCCATAAGACTTGCGAGTATTGTGAGTTTTATGACATTATTAGGACTGAGTATCGTTTAGGAAACTGCGCACTGGATCACTTTCAAGAACCTATTGAGGTTTCAGCGGATCATAGTTGCGATCAATGGTTAGAGAGGTCTGATGATGAGTGAACTTTCATGTAGCGTGGGATTTCACATTGATAATCCAGGCGAAGCAAATTCAAAAGAGCGTGTTATGCTGCAATTGACTAGTGATGCATCAATAGTGGCTCATTTACTGAGCGCTAAATCCGCACGAAATTTAGCTTTGCAGCTATGGATGATGGCTGATCAAGTGAAAGAGGATGATAATGAGTGAATTTGACAAATGGCATGACGAGAACATTTGCGACTTATTACAGGGCAATTTACGGAACGGGTTGCTGGCTGCGTGGGAGGCCGCGCAAGAAGCAGAACGAGATAGACATAGAGCTTTCATAGCGAACTTAATTGAGAAATGGAAGGAGAGGCCTGAAGATGAGTTGGCTACAAGGTTATGGCTAATGGCTGATGAAGTGGAGGCCGCGAACAATGGGTGAAGGTAGCAAAATAGAAGCAAATGCTGTTAGACGGCCACCTAATGCTGGCAAAGGCAGAGTCAAGGGTGTACCGAATAAAACCACAGCAGACGTGAGAAACATGCTGATAGCGTCTCTCGATGCTGTTGGTGGTCAAGCTTATCTCGAAAAGCAAGCAATAGATAATCCCAAGGCTTATTTATCGCTTGTCTCTAAGGTCATACCTTCTGAGGTAAAGAGTCAAGTAACTGGCTCAGATGGCGGCCCAGTTCAACATTCTGTGACTGTTAAGTTCAATGATGTAAAATAGATGTATGCGAGACAGGGAGGCATCCCGACTGTATCGGTTAACAGTCAGTCTCGCATTTTTATAGCCGACCTTAAACCGGAGGTAGATATGATTACGCAAGCAAGATTAAAAGAGCTTTTTGATTACGACGCTTTAACTGGTGATTTGATCAACAGAAAGCAAAGAGGCAATAGTCCAGCAGGGAAAGCTGCGTATAGAGTGATGTGGAATGGATACAAAAGAATTACTGTCGAGTACAAGCAATATGCAGCGCACCGTTTAATTTGGATGCTTCACTATGGCGAATTTCCTAAGCATGACATTGATCACATTAACGGGATCAGAGGTGACAACAGGATAGAAAATCTGCGTGAAGCAACAAGAAGCCAAAATATGCAAAATGAAAAAAAAGCACGATCCCCAAATAAAGTTGGTCTGTTAGGTGTGTGTGCCCACGGTTCAAATTATAGAGCGCAAATTACCATCGATGGCAAATGCGTAAGGCTTGGTACGCATAAAACACCAGAAAAAGCGCATGAGGCTTATTTGCAAGCAAAAAAAGCATTGCATCCATATCAGACTATTGCATGACAGAGACTGACGCTCACTTTCCCGCTAAAATGAGGGGATTGTTTGAACCCTATCGCTATAAAGTATTTTATGGCGGTAGGGGGTCGGCAAAATCATGGAGCTTCGCTAGAGCATTGTTGATTCAAGCGGCAGAGCGTCAGCTTCGCATATTGTGTTGTCGAGAAATTCAAAAATCTATCAGGCAATCAGTACACCAGCTGTTGGTTGACCAAATTCAATCGCTTGGCTTTGGGGCGCTGTTTACAGTTACAGAGACTGCAATCAAATGCTCTAATGGGTCAGAGTTTTATTTTGCTGGATTATCCACGCAAAGCGTAGAAAGCATTAAGTCTTTTGAGGGCATCGACATAGTATGGGCAGAGGAAAGCCAAGTGATTTCAAAGAAATCATGGGATATATTGCTGCCAACTATCCGCAAACCAAACTCTGAGATATGGGTTTCTCTTAACCCAGAACTAGATACTGATGACACATATCAAAGATTTATAGTTAACGCGCCCGATAATGCCTTGGTCGTTAAGGTAAATTGGAACGACAACCCCTATTTCCCCGCTGTGCTTGAACAGGAGCGTCTGCATTGCCAGCAGCACAATGCGGCTGATTATGCGTGGATATGGGAAGGTAAGCCCAAGACAGTCGTTGACGGGGCTATCTATGCTGACGAGTACCAAGCATTGATTGATGACCATAGAGTTACTCGCGTATCACATGATCCAGTCCTGAAGACTCATTGCGTGTTTGACTTGGGATGGAATGACGCAATGACTATTATCATGGTGCAGAAGTCTGGATCAGAGGCCCGCATCATTGACTATATCGAGGAAACGCATCAGACGCTCGATTGGTACAGCAACACACTAAAACAGCGCCCCTATAACTGGGGTAAGGTATACTTACCGCATGATGCTGTCAGCAAGGACTATCGTACAGGTAAATCAGCCGCAGAGATTATGACTCAGCTAGGATGGTCTGTTGAGGTGATTCCGATTGGTGATGTAGAGCATGGTATACGCTTGAGTAGGTTACTATTCCCGCGTGTATGGATGGACAAAGAGAAAACAGCACGATTACAGGAGTGCCTAAAGCGTTATAGACGCTCGATCAATGCTACAACAAACCAACCGACTAGCCCGTTACATGATGAATATAGTCACGGTGCTGACGCATTCAGGTATCTAGCCACCGCCATAGATTCTATGCGCAATGATAATATCCAGCGCAAACGTCATCCGGACGCTGGCCCGGGTACGTGGATGGTGTGATAGAGCAGCAGAGATTAAATATCAACCCTACAGGATTCAGTATGGATAATTTTAAAGGCAATCTTGATAGCATTGGCGACACGGATCAAAACGACGCAGAGCAAAAATTGCTCAAGGAAATCAGAGAGCGATTTAACTTAGCGTCTGAGTTTTCGTCTGTCAATCGTCAAGAGATGCTTGATGATATTAGGTTTGCCAGACTAGGGGACCAGTGGGCCGAATACGCGAAATATGACCGTAATCGCCCCGGTAAAGAGCGGCCCATGCTAGTAGTCAATCGGCTATTGCAGTTCCGTGATCGTGTCGTCAATGAAATCCGGCAGAATACCCCAAGCATTCGCATTCGGCCAGCGTCTAGCGGCGCTGACCAAGAAACAGCAGAAGTCTTGATGGGGCTGGTTCATCACATACAGGATAATAGTAATGCAGCCATCGCGTATGACACAGCCGTAGAGTGGCAGGTTGACACTGGCCTTGGTTATATCCGAGTCCGTAACGATTGGTCCAGTGATACTAGCTTCGATCAAGAAATATATATCGACCGCATTCCTGATCCGTTCAAGGTCTATTATGACCCGCATAGCAAGTCACCAGATGGCTCAGACGCTTGCTGGGCGATCATAGCTGAAGAGATACCGAAAGATGAGTTTAGGCGCTTATATCCAGACGTAGACGAGACTAACTTCGATGCGGCTGGCAATGGTGATATGCAGGGCTGGTACACAAAGGACAGTGTACGCATTGCGGAATATTACTGGATAGATCATGAGCCAGCAGAGATACAAGACCCAGAATCAGGCCAGACGCGCTCCACATTCGTCAAGCGGTGCATGTGGGCTAAGTGCATTGGTGATAAGGTGCTGGAACAGAC